CAAATACTCAATCTAATGACTATGCTGCATATGCTAAATTCACCACATTGTCTGGAGTAGATCCCACATCAACGATTTATTTTCTGCAAGAAAATTCTTCTGGCAACTATGAAATTTACTTCGGAGATGGCATTTTGGGGAAAAAGCCAATTTCAAATAACATTGTAGAGATTGAATATATCTACACAGATGGCGAAGTGACCAATGGCGCTACTACATTTGAGACAGTAGATGGCGTGAGCGGAATGATTGTTCAGCCGCCAGTTACTGTAACAAAGTCATATGGAGCATCTGCGCGTGAGTCTATTGATTCGATCCGCTACAATGCTCCATTTACTTTCGTGTCGCAGAATCGTGCTGTGACATCTGATGACTATCGCTCGATCATTCAGAATAACTTCGGTAATATCGAAGCCATTTCTGTTTGGGGTGGCGAGGATGCTCCCGCGCCTGACTACGGCACGGTCTATATCTCGATCAAGCCTACTGGAGCAGAATACCTGACTACCGCTGAAAAGATTGCTATTCAAAACGTGCTGAAGGGCAAGAACGTCGTATCGATTACTCCTGTTCTGGTTGATCCAGAATACACCCAGATTTCATTGGATGTATTCTTCAAATATAATCCTAATCTGACAAACCGTTCAAAGATTGATCTGCAGTCAGTGGTACTGGCAGCAGTGGGAACATACAACGATACTAACCTGAAGCGCTTTGATGGCGTGTTTCGTTACTCTCAGATTCTCAAGCAGATCGATTCGTCTGAGCCATCAATTCTAAACTCTGATTGCAGAGTATTCATGTATAAAGATATCTCGGCTACATCGACAGGCACGAATTACTTCGATCTGCAATTTTCTGCTCCGATTTATCGTACCACATCGACAGAGTCAGTAATGACGACAAATTACTTTAAGATCGGTGGAATCGATCATTACTTTGGCGATTCACCTATTGCAGGATCAAACGACAGAACGGTTTATCTATATAAGTCGATTGAAGGCAATACCGCGCGAGTAAAGGAAGTTGGTAAGATTTACACATTGACAGGAAGAGTTACAATCGGCGGATTTACAACTGATGTAGATACTGCTATTCGTGTGACAGTAATGCCAAATTCCAATGACCTTGCTCCAAAGCGCAACCAGTTACTTGAGATCGATCTGACCACAGTAAATGTTACCGGCGAAGTTGATACTATCGTGGTTGCTGGATCTGCTGGTGCTGTCAATTACACCACGCCTTCGCGCCATCGCTAAACGCATATGCCGCACTCAGTTGAGTCAATCGCCAGCTCGCGCAAGAAGACTAAAGAAACGATCAGAGTCGAATCATTGATTCCTCTGGAATTGCGCGAGCGCGCTCAAGCGCTGATCGGTCTGCTGCAGGATTACTACTCGCATCTGAACGAGAAAGGACAGACAAGCTACGCGCTGAACAACATCAATGTAGAGCGCGACATCGATACAGCAGATGCAGAATATCTTGACCTGATTCAAAAGGAAATTGCTATCTCAATTCCAAAGAATCTGCTGACAGATCGCGTGACACTGTATAAGAATCTGATGCGCTATTACTCTCTGCGCGGTTCGACAGAGTCTATTCAGCTGTTCTTCAAGATTCTGTTCAATGACAATGTGGAAGTGTATTATCCCAAGGACAGCATGCTTATTCCAAGCTCTGGCACCTGGGATACCTCATATCAAAGCTCAGCATATATTGGTCGATACGATCAGACTAAGTACGATGCATTTCAGATGCGCGTGGCAAATGCAGGCACCCTAGCTATAGGTGAGCATCTGTACGGATCGACAAGCCATGCAGAAACAATCATTCGCGCTGTCGATGGTAATGTGCTGACAGTTGACCGGATTGTTAATGGAAACAATCAGTTTGAAAAGGGCGAAACACTGCTGGGCGAGACTTATGCTGTGCTGACGAACTACATTTCAGCAGAAAATGTGGTGGGATCAAATTCTGGAGCAGTTGGTGCAATTGCTGCAGTCGATGCAAGCAATGATACTTTTGTGGATGTCAGCATTACATCTGGTGCTTTTAATCTGAACGATTATTTGATCGGTGCACTGTCGGGAACTCATCGCAAGATCAATTCAATCGATCATATTCTGACTATTGGTCTGAACACGCTTGCTGTATCTGATACCATCACGGGATTAGTATCCGGTGCGACCGGAACAATTTCTGCTGTCAATTCAAACGTTTTGACAGTCACATACAGCTCGTTCAATTCAAAGAATGCTCCCACGAACGGATTCTTTCAGATTGGTGAACTGATTACTGCTACAAGCGGCACATCCGGCAATTCTCGTGTGGTATCTGCGATCAATACGAAGCAAACTGTCATAGTCAGCAACGGATCACTGTTTACTGTTGGATGGGTGGTATCTGGTCAAAATTCAGGCGCGCGCGGAACAATCGAATCGATCAGCACAAATACACTCGTGCTGACAAATACATCTGGCGCATTTCGCAACGGTGAAAATCTGCTGAAGGATATCGATCCATCTGTGTACAGCGGAATTACTGCGACTCCGACGTTTGCGGCGTATCTGACCGTCGATAGTTTTGTGACGGGCGATACCGTTGGAAATGGTACTGCATACGCAACAGTAATTTCTGTTGAAACTAATAGCATTACTGTTGGATATTCCACGGGCAATTTTGCTACCGGTAATACTATTACTGGTGGAACTGGAATTCTGATTAAACAAAAAGCTACATCTGTCACAAATCTGTACCGACTAACGTTGGGCAATTTTACTGCCGGTGAAAATATTACCGCGCATGGCGTTACTGCAAAGATCACGCGAATCGATGGAGCAAACATTCGACTGCAGAAGATCACCGGAGGATCTATCGCGCAGTATGATTTACTGACTGGATCTACCTCTGCAACTGTCAGATCAATCAATGCGCTGACAGCTGCAGTAAGCACTACTATTACTGCGATCTATCGCAACAGTGAGTATCTGTTTACTCTTGATTTAGATCCTAGTAATGTGGGATCAACGTTGACTCCTGGGCAAATTGTCACAGGTGCAACCAGTGGAGCATTTGCCACGTTGGTAGCATATGATGGTACTGCTAATAAGATGACGCTGACAAACCCATCGGGTAACTTTACGCGCGGCGAATTGGTATCTGGATACGGACCAATGACTCGTCAGTATACTCGCGGATCGTACACTTCTAACTTTGGTTTCTTGGATGATACGATCAAGGTACAGGATTCTTACTTCTATCAGAAGTTTTCATACGTCATTCGTACCGGCAATAATCTAGATGTCTGGAAGAATTCATTTAATCGTCTGGTACATCCTGCTGGATTCATATTCTTCGGTGAAATTCTGTTGCTAATCGAGCTGCTCAATCTGAAGGCAATGATGCCCAAGGATCAGCCAGGTCTGATTTATGATGATCTGCCAGTACTGATTCTGCTTGAACCTTATACCTCAGGCGGTGGATTGAATGTTGACTTCATCAATAATCTTGCAACTGCAGTTCTTGGTGCAAGCATTACTCGCATGGCGCTTGATGTACCTTCAGGAACAGATACCTCGCTGATGCTGAAGTTTTTCGATGCGAATCCTGGACTGATGTACGATACAATGACGATTCAGCAAGCCGATGGGTTTTCACAAGAATCTCCTGTGGGTTCTGCCTATGCCTGGGATGACCACACTATTGGAGAGGTTATAAATAATCAGGTCACATGGAATGGCGTTATTCTGGGCGCCAATCTAATCTAAACTACTATTATGTCAGCCATCATCACCACAAAATTTCGCTACGAGAACGCAAAAGGATTCATTGATTCCGTAGCATCGGATAGTCTGTATCTGTTTCTGGGCAAATCAGACCCATGGTCATCGAGTCTGGCTGTAACCACAGACGGATCAGCACCTACTCCGGTCGACACGATTGTAGAAGAGAATGATGCGCGCCAGAATATGCTTGCCGCCAAGAAAGTGACTACATCAGATGTCATCAACATTGCACCTAGACACACCTGGACATCGGGCAATTCTTATGTTCCATGGGATGATGCAGATGACACGATCTTCACCAAGTCATTTTACGTCATCACCGACGAATTCAAGGTCTACAAGTGCATCAAGGCGGGCACGGGAGCATCGACAGTAAAGCCCACACAGACGAACGTCAATCCAACCACCGAAGGTGATGGATATCAGTGGAAATATATGTTCACGGTGTTCACCACAGATTCAGCCAAGTTTCTGACGAATAACTACATGCCAGTCAAGACAATCACTCTGGCATCTGGTCAGGTGATCGGCGATCTTTCAGCTGACAATCAGACAAAGTATCAGTTTCAGATCGATTCCTCCGCTAATGCTGGAAAGATCTATCGTTACGTTGTTACCAACGGAGGAACAGGTTACTCGAATACGCCTACAGTCACAGTGGTCGGAAATGGAACCGGCGCTCAAGCAACTGCTACTGTCGTGGGTGGTATCATTACTGCCATCAATGTCAACGGATCGAATTACGGATCAGGCTATTCTAATGTCTATGTGACGATCACTGATAGCACCGGATCTAATGCTACTGCACGTGCTGTCCTTTCGCCTGCCAATGGCCATGGTACTGATCCTGTCCGTGAGCTTGGTGCGTATTATACTGGTGTGGCAATTCGTCTGGAATATGCTGAAGGATCTAGCGATTTCATCGTCAACAACAGTTTCCGTCAGATTGGATTGCTGAAAAATCCATATAACTACGGCACCGCAACAGTATCAACCTCTACCACTCTTTCCGCGCTGCGTCAATTGCACTGCAGCGCGCACTCTGGGTTTGCAGTAGGCGATTATATCACTGGCGCAACATCAGGTGCAATCGCATTCGTGGATGCATATGATGCAGTACTCGGAAACATAAAGTATCACCAGAATGACAAGACTGGATACGGTACATTTCAGGCATCAGAAACCATTGCAGGCCATACTGCAGGAACAGGAACAATCGCAGCTGTGGCGGGTCTTGTCAATCCTGAAATTGACCGTTTTAGCGGTCAATTGACATTTCTGGAAAACCGCGCGCCAATCAATCGTTCAGCTTCTCAGATCGAAGAAATCAAGATTATCGTTGAATTTTAAGAATCTATCTATCCATGGCTATCAAGTACTACAACGCTCCTCCTTACTACGACGACTTCGATCAGACGAAGAATTATCTGCGTGTGCTGTTTCGTCCTGGGTATGCAGTTCAGGCACGCGAACTGACTCAGCTTCAGACCGCGATTCAGGCACAGATCGACCGTTTCGGCAGCCATGTCTTTAAAGAAGGCTCGCAGGTGCTGGGCGCAGAAGTCACGATTGACACCAAGTATGCGTATATCAAACTGGAGCCCACGATCACAGTAGGCGGTACAGTTTACAATGCAGATGTGCAGGCACCTCTTGCTGTCGGCATGACATTGACTGGTGTTGTTACTGGAATTACTGCCACCGTACTCGAGGTCATTACTTCTACATCTAGTGATCCTACCACGCTGTATGTCAAGTATACCGGATCAGATACGATTCTGAACAAGTATCAGGTATTCGGTGCCGGTGAGCAATTGACATTCTCGCCTGTTGGAGGAGGCACACGTTATCTCCAAGTTGGAGCTCCAACAACAATTCCTTTGGGATACGGCACCAAGGTATCTCTCAATGAGGGCGTATTCTTCACAAAGGGATGCTTTGCATATACTCCAGCAGCATCACTGATCATGGCAAAGTATAACAATCAGCCATCTGGGCGCATTGTGTATACTGTTTCAGAAAGCATTGTCACGCAGACAGAAGATCCCACGCTGACAGATAATGCTTTGGGTACGCCAAATGCTGCAGCACCAGGCGCGCATCGTTATGCTATTGCTCTTGATCTTTCTGTTCAGCCTTACGATCTTAGAGCTCGCACAGAGACAAATATCATTCAGGTTGCTGTTATCAAGAGTGGCAAGATTGTCAGTCAGGTACATTCTGAGTACAATCAGCTGAATGATACTCTGGCTCAGCGCACCTATGAAGAATCTGGCGATTATACAGTAAAGCCATTTCAGATCAATATTCGTGAATATTACAATGATGGAACAAACGGCGGCTTATACACCACAGTTCAGATCCGCGATCAATACCCTACTCTTGCTAGCGATACTGCGGCAGTTACCTATGGTAAAGCGCGTCTTGCTGTCGGCCTTGAGCCATCCATTGCATATGTCAAAGGATATCGCATCGAGCTGATCGATACTCGATACGTCGAGGTTGAAAAGGCACGCGATGAAGGCTACACCAATGCATCATCGACAGTTGCTCCTTTGGGCGGATATGTCAATGTAGTGCTGACTGGAAGCTGTGGATTGCCAGACATCACTAACTTCTCGCGATTGCGCCTGCAGACATCTTCTGGATCTGGCGGCAGTATCATTGGATATGCACGTGCTCGTTCGCTTGAATATTCTGGTACAAGCAACATCTATCGTTTGTATCTGTTCGATGTGCAGATGAACAGTGGTCAGTATTTTGCGCAGACTACATATTTGTATCAGGCAGGAACGCCTGCATTCAGTGTGGCTATTTCTGGTACAGCGACGATCAATGATGTGGGTCGTAATACTCTGGTTTACAAATTGCCAGCGAATGCTATTCAGACACTCCGTACCAAGGACGGAATGATCGATACGCTGTACTACGTCAAGCGTAAGTACGACAACCGCACGACAGATGCATCAAGCAACGTCACGATTTCAGCTGCAGCAGATGAAATCTTTGAATCGACACAAACTTCCGATTGGACTGCAGTAACAGCGGCAGGTGCATTTGCTACACCGGCATCGATTGTACTGGGCGCAGGCGGAACTTCGATCACGCTGACATTCACATCTCTGCCAAGTACTGCAATGTATATCATTGGTCCTTCACGCCGCAATCTGCGCGAAAAGATCAAGAAGCTCGCGACCAGCAGTATTCAGCTCACAAGTCCAAATACCACGCCGGGTGGGTACGATTTGCTCGGCGCAACTGACTTGTTTAAGATCACTGGCATTTATATGTCAGCAAATCTTTCAACGAACGCGACGACATCGGATACAGATATTTCTGATCGCTACACCATCGACAACGGTCAGCGCGATAACTTTTATGATGTTGCCCGTATTCAGTTAAAGGCCGATGCGGTTGTTCCTGCCGGTCGTGTTCTTGTTACATTTGAATACTTTGCACACCAGCCAGGAGATTACTTCTCTGTCGATTCGTATACCGGTATTGACTACGAACTAATTCCAGCATTTGCATCAGCAAGTGGTCTGATTCAGCTGCGCGATGCAATTGATTTCCGTCCTACCAAGGATAATTCTGGTACCGATTTCGTTAGTACTGGTGCTTCAACTGTCAACATGGTGAAGCCAGGATCGATCATCACCTGCGATATTCAGTATTACCTGCCACGCACCGACAAGCTTTATGTCGATAAGCTGGGTAACTTCAGCACTATTATGGGTGTCTCGCAGTTCAACCCAGTACCACCAGATGATCCAAACGATGCAATGGTGCTTTATGTACTGAAGCTTGGCGCGTACACCTTCGGTCCACAGCACATTGTTCCAGTAATGCTGGATAACAGACGTTACACGATGCGCGATATCGGTAAGCTTGAAAGGCGTATCTCAAACTTCGAGTATTATACTGCACTGTCACTGCTGGAGCGCGATACCGCAGGCCTGCAGATTGTCGATGCTTCTAATAATACTCGTTACAAGAATGGATTTGTAGTCGATTCATTCTACGGGCATGGAATTGGTGCAGTAACTAATCCGGATTACAAATGCTCTATCGATAAGCAAAATGGCGTGCTGCGCCCTGCGTTCTATCAGGACAACGTGAAGTTGCTTGTTGATATGACTAAGTCAACAGGGGTTCGTAAAACTGGTGATTTGCTTACTCTGGATTATGTTCAGACAAATGAAATCGAGCAACCTTATGCATCGACTACAGAGTATCTGAATCCATTCAACTTTCACAATACTGTTGGACAACTGTATCTGTCGCCTTCAACCGACGAATGGCGCGAAACACTACGTAAGCCAAGCGTGGTCATTGACCAAACTGGTGCATATTCAACATATCAAGCACTGAGCGACAATGATGCATCGCAGACAGTCTGGAATGACTGGCAGACCACATGGACTGGCGCTACTATCACAAATGCAGTAGATACAGCAGGCGATCCAGTATGGTCTACAGACAATGGTGGCCAATGGACTACTACGCATACCTCGTCTGCAGATCTAACACAAACCACGATTCAGACACGCACTGGCATTCGTACCTCGTATGTGCCATCGACGCAAACGCAGTCGACTGGCGATAAGGTTGTAGAAATAAATGTGGTACCATATATTCGCTCGCGTAAGATTTACTTCAAGGCAATGGGGTTGCGTCCAAATACTCGTTTATATGCTTTCTTTGATGGCACTAGCGTGGATAGTTATGTTCGTCTAGAATCTGCATTCGTGGATTATACTACGCGAAATGATACCACAAACTATATGGATGCTACTAGCCATCCAAATGGGGCAATTCCTCTTTACTCAGATTCAACCGGCACAGTAATCGGATCATTTGTGATACCAAATACTGCCACACTGAAATTCAAGACTGGTACACGTATCTTTCGTCTGACGAGTAATGCAGCAAATTCTGCTACCGCAGTAATAACAAGTGCTGAAACTGCATACACCGCATCTGGTATGCAAGATGTAGTGCAGAATACTCTGATCACCACGCGCTCCGTCAATATAGTTCGTACTGATGTAAGCGATAATCAAACATTGACATCGACAACAAAACTCAACTCGACGTATGATGTTACCAGACCGGACCTTTGGAAGATTAAGGATCTTCTCCCAGGCGGCGCATTGAATCCTAATCTTCAGGTACCTGGCGATAACAACGTACAAATTGCAGATACAAATACTGAAGCATCATACAATTCTGGCGGTAAGTATAATCAGTCTAACTCTGCTGCTGCTGAGCCCGCACCAGGATTCTCAACAGGAACTGCTGGACAGCCTGCCACTACAACAACTGCTGCAGCTGCTTCATCGATGAATTGGACATCTCCGGATTCTACACCTCCAGCAGTTGATGTTCACTCGTGGCCAAATAGAGATGCACTGGCAGCTGATACACCTACTACAACAACAGTACCTCAGGCAGAGTCTGCATCCAATCAATGGAATAATCCAGATGCTACTACTCAGTGGAACACGCAATAAGAAATAATCATTAAATAGATTATCATCAATGAACGTTTTTAATCCTCTAGCACAAACATTTGCGGTCGATGCAAAGGGTGGTATTTTTGCCACATCGCTTGCAATATATTTTTCAGAAAAGGATGATACCGAGCCGGTAACCGTTCAATTGCGTACTGTTTTGAATGGAGTTCCTACTGCACAGATCATTCCATTTTCAGAAGTAACTGTTGAGAGTGCTGCTGTGTTGACATCTGCGGACTCTTCATTGCCCACAAACTTTACGTTTCAGGCACCAGTGTTTTTGCAGCAAGCAGTAGAGTATGCATTTGTGGTGCAATCTAATTCTGACAAGTATGCGCTTTGGGTGTCTGAAATCGGAGGTGTAGATTCATTGACGCCTTCATACACTATCACGAAGCAGCCAAGTTCAGGTGTTTTATTTAAGTCTTCAAACGGCACAACATGGTCGCCTGATCAAACAAAAGACATCAAGTTTGTGCTGCGCCGCGCAGCATTTGCTGAATCTGGTACCGCAGTATTCACAGAGGCATCTATTCCTCCGGTATCACTTGATTCTGATCCGCTGTATACCACATCAGGATCAAAGATCATTCGCGTCTATCATCCAAATCATGGCCACTTTGCGGGATCATCTCAGGTCACGATTTCGGGAATTACTTCTGTGGGCGTGAACGGAATTCCTGCCGCTGAGGTCAATACCACATTTACTGTGCTTTCTGTTGAGCAGGATTGGTACACAATTCAGGTAAGCACTACAAATGCTACATCTACTGGTCGCAGCGGTGGCACAGATGTCACTGCTACAGAAAATCGTCCGTTCGATGTGGTCTCACCTCTTGTTACTCAGATCGTCACTCCGGATGTTACTGCTGATTGGACAGCACGTATGACAACGGGCGCATCTTTAGCTGGTACCGAGCAGCCTCATGTCGTGGAAGATTATGTTCCGCTGAAGGTAAACGATAATAACTATCTGAAGCGCCCTCATGTGATTGTTTCTGATCCAAATCGCACATTGCTCACAAGTGGTGATAGAAGCTTCACGTTGAATTCTGACTTTTCGACATATCGCAACAACCTTTCACCTGCAATCGATTTGGCTAGATTGTCAGTAGCCACAATTGCAAATCGTATCGATAATCCCTCTGCCACACTGCAGTCCGGATATAATCAGGTTGCTAATTACGTTCCTGAAACTGCGTCACACTTCAGCTCTGCGCTGTCAAAGTACATCACCAAGAAGATCGACCTGAACGATCCTGCATCCGCGATCTCAGTGTATGTTAGCGTGAATCGTCCAACCGGATCAGATCTGCTGCTTTATTACAAAGTACAACCTAAGGGATCTGATACTAACTTCGATGATACTGGCTGGTCATTAGCATCGCCTGCATCAACTATTCCAGTCACAGATGATCCTAATAACTACACAGAGATTCAATACAGCATCGATGAAACGATGCTGGGCAATGTGCAATTCTCTTCGTTTGCAATCAAGCTGGTATTTGTCTCGGAAAACTCCTCTGCTGTTGCTACCTGCAAGAACTTCCGCGCAATTGCTGTTACTTAACATATATGGCCATAGGACGTGCTACAGTTCGTAATATACCCTCTCTTGAGCGAGATCTTTCATCTCAGGCCATCATAAATAGAAACCAAACAGATTATCAACGACGCCTTGCTCAGAAACAGTTTACCTCTGCAAAGGAACAAGAAATCGAAGATCTGAAGTCAGAAGTCTCTCAGCTTAAAGAACTTGTCAATCAGCTAATTTCCGCAAAAACTTAAAATGGCTACCACAGTCCTACGTACCGCTACCTTTGAACAGTGGCGCACAGCAACCAATCAAATCTCCACTGATCTGGGTACTGTCGCTAGCCTGACAACTACCGACAAGAGCAGTGCTGTTAATGCCATCAACGAGCTAAAATCACGCACAATCTATATTGGTACAACAGGAATCGTTACCGACAGATCTTCAGGCAATCAGGCGCTGACGGGTATTTCGAGTGTCACACTTCCGGGTAGCACAAGTGGAACAGTACAGATCATTCCGGTTGCGGCGGCAGGAACGACTGTTCTTACCGCACCAGCAACAAGTGGAACAATTATTACCACGGGCGATATTGGCACAGTGACAAACACGATGCTGGCAGGTAGCATCGCAAACAGCAAGCTTGCTAACAGCACAATCTCCGGCGTCTCGCTGGGCAGCAACCTGAACGCACTGACGCTGGGTGACGGCCTAGATGGCACGTCATACAACGGTACTGCAGGAATTACTGCTGCAGTTGGAGCATCAATTGCCCGCCGCGCAGATACTCAATATATTGGTACGACTGCAGTAACATTGAATCGTGCATCTGCTAATCTGCCACTGACAGGAATTGCTTCTGTTGCGCTTCCTGGTAGTACAAGCGGCACGATCACGCTGCAGCCTGCTGCGATTGCTGGAACGACCACACTGACACTTCCTTCTGGAACAGGCACGATTCTGTCTGATCAAAGTGCCATCAACGGATCACAGCTTGTGGCAGGATCGGTGGCAAATGCCAAACTATCATCGAGCTCACTGACTGTCGGCTCTACGTCAATTTCTTTGGGTAGTACATCTACCACTCTTGCAGGTCTGACATCAGTAACATCAATTGCATTTACTGGTGCGCTGACAGGAAACGCATCAACTGCAACCACTCTACAAACATCACGCAACATCAATGGCGTGGCGTTCAACGGGTCTGCTGACATCACAATCGCTGCTGCTACGCCAAATGCGTTGACAGCCGGCAGTGGCATTCAGCTCAATTCAGGCACGACATTCGATGGATCCGCAGCAAAGACAATTTCTGTTGACTCGTCTGTTGCTCTTCGAGCAGATACTCATTACATCGGCACGACTGGAGTCACGCTGAATCGTGCATCTGCTAACCTAGCGTTGTCTGGTATTTCAAGCGTTACTCTTCCAGGCAGCACAAGTGGTACTGTTCAGATTGTTCCAAGTGCTGTTGCTGGCACTGGCACGATTTTGACGTTGCCTGCTACATCAGGCACTGTTCTAACTACAGCAAGTGGTATCGACGGCGCTCAGCTGAATACTACATCAGTTGCTAATGCTAAACTTGCTAACAGCAGCGTTACTCTGGGCACAACGAACGTTGCGCTGGGAGCAACTGCTACCACGCTGGCCGGACTGACATCCGTTACTTCTACTGGATTTACTGGTGCACTGACAGGAAATGTTACCGGTAACGTGAGCGGAAATGCAGGAACAGTGACTAATGGCGTCTATACCACAGACACTGGTACCGTTACCAACACGATGCTGGCAGGAAGCATTGCAAACGGAAAACTTGCTAATAGCAGCATCACATTGGGAACAACAGCTGTTGCGCTAGGTGCTACAGCAACCACATTGACTGGTCTGACATCGGTCACATCTACAGGATTCACTGGTGCACTGACGGGTAATGCATCTACTGCTACCACGCTGCAAACAAGCAGAAATATCAACGGCGTGGCATTTAATGGATCTGCTGACATTACAGTTACTGCAAATACTACAAACGCACTGACTGTTGGTACTGGTCTAGCACTTGATTCTGGCACGGCATTCAATGGATCTGCAGCACGCACGCTGACTAATACTGGTGTCACATCCCTTGCTGGTACTGCTAACCGCATTACTGTATCTGGATCAACCGGTGCGGTAACACTGAATCTGCCACAGGACATTGCCACGACTTCATCGCCTACATTTGCGGGCGAGACACTTACTGGTGCAATCGCGCAGAACGTCAACATTGCAGATGCATCGAAGTCAAATGTCTACACGCTGACGAATTCTAATGCGAATTACACAGCAAATCCAACGCGCTTTGCAATGGATTCTGCAGGCAATGTCATAATCACTGGAAATTTGACAGTCAGTGGAACAACCACTCTTACTGCTACCACATATTCACCTGATTGGACAACAGTTAGTAACAAGCAATACTACGGTCAGATCAAGGATGGAACGACGACAGCAATCGCAGCCACGAACATTGCAAACGGCGATGCTATCTGGTTCCGCGGATCGAACGGTGTTACTATCGCTGTTGGATCAAACGATGTGACATACGGTGACAATGTTCTGATCAGCCTGTCTGGTGTTCCAAATACATCACTTGCTAATTCTACGATCACGATTGCAGGAACATCGACCGCGCTAGGTGGCTCAATCGCGCTTGATACGATCACCGGTCTATCTGCCACAGGCATCGTCAAGCGCACTGCCGCAAATACACTTGCCACCGCAACTGCGGGCACAGATTACGTCATCCCTTCTGGAAACATCACTGGATCTGCTGGATCTGTAGCAAATGCACTGACGATTGGAACAGGACTTTCTGGCGGATCATATAACGGATCTGCTGGTGTTACGATTGCGAACACGGGCGTCCTTGCTCTGACACAGGGTGGAGGTATTGCAATCACTGGAACAAATGCTAATCTGACAGTCACGCACGGTGCTACTTCGTCTGTTACTAGCCTGACATCTGCTGCTAATACCTTCATTACTGCACAGACTTACGATGCGTACGGCCATGTTACTGCTCGCACTGCTGCCGCTGTTGACTTTACTGTTTCTGCTAACTATGCATTTGCAAACATCGTTGTCGGTGCAGATTCTGGATATACCTGGGGAACGATCAATGCTACCACGACTCAGGCTGCTGATAACAGCTCTGACACGATCACGATTGTCCCAGGTACCACGGCTGGTGTCAATGGCATCGATATTCAGGGAAGTACCGATGCAATCAATGACGCACTGAGAATTTCACATAGTAAAACGTCTTCTCTTTCTGGCACATATGGTGGTAATGGTATCGCATCGATCACTGTCGATGGAATGGGCCATGTCACAGCAGTCGGTACAGCAACATATTTGACATCTTCGACAGGCGTAGCAAGTTTGGCTGGTACAGCAAATCAGGTCATTGTTTCTGGATCGACTGGAGCAGTCACTTTGTCATTGCCGCAAAGCATTGCAACAACTAGCAATGTCACATTCAATGCACTGACAACTAACGCAGATGTGATTGTTGGAGGCAATCTGACGGTCAACGGTACTACAACCACTGTCAATTCGACCACGCTGGACGTCGTTGATCTCAATATTACTGTGGGTAAAAATGCAGTGACTGCAGCTGCATCCGATGGTGCTGGTTTGACAGTCGGTAATTATGCAGGCAATCCTACGCTGCTGTACGTCAATGCTTCAAACCGCTGGGTGATGAATCGCGGCGTGGAAGGATCATCATTTGTTCGTACTGGTGGAACATCGAGCCAATTCCTGAAGGCCGATGGATCAGTTGATTCTACTTCGTATCAGGTTGCTGGATCATACGCCACAGCTACACAAGGTACTAAAGCCGATAATGTGGGCGCAGTGAATGGTATCATCAAGTCTAACGGATCTGCCACATTCAGTGCTGCTGTTGCTGGTACCGACTATGTCATTCCATCGGGTAGTATTACCGGATCTGCTGGATCTGTTGCAAATGCTCTGACTATTGGCACTGGTCTGAGCGGCACATCATATAACGGATCTTCTGCTGTTACGATCTCGATTCCGACATCTGGTGTTGCTGCTGGAACTTACAACAATGTCACTGTAAACGACAGAGGCATCGTTACTGCTGGATCTAATGTTTCGTATCTGACAGCTGAAAGTGACACGCTTGCCACTGTTACAGCTCGCGGCGCGACTACAACTGTAGCAATTACTACGACAGGATTCATCAAGTCAGGTGGAACATCTAGCCAATTCCTGAAAGCTGACGGATCAGTCGATTCAAATACTTACCTGACATCAGTGGGCAATGGAGCGTTTGGTGTAAGTATTGGAGTTGCTGGTGCTACAAACACGACTGTAACCTGGGGAACATCGTCAGGATTTACTGCTAATGCTGCATCTGCTTCTACGTATGATCTGAAAGTTGGTCCTGCACTTACAGGTCTGGCAGCGCAAATGACTGGAGCAGGAAGCGGATTCCTGAAGAAGACTGCTGCTGACACATATTCGCTAGACACGAGCACATATCTGACTTCCGCTGTCACAAGTGCTGCTGCTGGAACTGGCATATCTGTTTCTGCAGCAACAGGTGCTGTGACTATCACAAATACCGGTGTCACCTCACTCAATCTTGGCGTGATTACTGGTGGTGGATCAGGATTTACTTCTGTTGGAAGTCTGACTGGTTCAGTGAATATGCAGTTCTCGAATCCGCTAACTGCTAGCCTCACGACGCCAAATGCGCTTGCAGTGGATCTGATGACGCAGTCTGGATTGACTGCTGGTACTTATAACAACGTTACTGTTAGTAGCAAGGGTATTGTTACTGCAGCATCGAATGTTTCGTATCTGACATCTGCAGTCACGAGCCTGACTGGCACATCGAATCAGGTCATTGCTTCTGCATCGACAGGATCTGTCACGTTGTCGCTGCCACAAAGCATCAATACTGGCGCATCGGTTCAGTTCGGATCGCTAGGCATCGGCACCGCAGCATCTGGCGTGACCGGTGAAATTCGCGCTACAGACAACATCACTGCGTACTACACCTCTGATGAACGCCTCAAGACAAACGTCACAAAAATCGAGAATGCTCTGGAAAAGGTATCTCAGATCGATGGCGTGATCTACGACTGGAACGAGGTCTACAAGGAAAAGCACGGTGGCGTGGATGGATTCTTCGTCCGTGAGCAGAATTCCGGCGTCATTGCTCAGCAGGTCGAAAAGGTGTTTCCAAATGTGGTCGGCGAACGTGGCGATGGCTACAAGGCAGTTCGTTATGAACTCCTGGTTCCTCTGCTGATCGAGGCAATCAAGGATCTGAAGGCAGAAGTCGAGGCACTCAAAGCACAGAAATAATCTGCCAGTTGACGAGAGGCTCAACCTCTCCTTTATATCATGGACAACTTTGCCAAGTATGCTCTCGCGGCCGGAGGAACAATCCGGCCGCTGATCATTCCTGCTGCTCTGACTGGCGGGACAGGTCTGATGAATCCCAGCATCTTCAATGATAACGGAAAAATCATTGCTGTAGTGCGCCATGTGAACTATACCTTCTATCACTCTGAGAAGAAGATATTTCTGCATCCCTGGGGTCCGCTGACATACCTGCATCCAGAGAACGACCTGCACCTGCGGACGCGCAATTTCTACTGCGAGCTGAATGACGCACTGGAGATCACGCTGCATAAAGAGATCGATATGTCTCATGGAGACAGTCAATACACTCCAGTCTGGGAATTCCGTGGATTAGAGGATGCACGCATATTTCGATGGGATGGAAAGCTGTTCATCTCAGGCGTGCGGCGCGATGTGAAACCAAACGGCGAGGGGCGAATGGAACTATGCGAGATCGACAGTGATGCTAAAGAGATCTCGCGGTTTCGCATTCCTCCGCCAAATGATCCCAATAGCTACTGTGAAAAGAATTGGATGCCGGTCATCGATATGCCTTACCACTACGTCAAGTGGACAGCGCCGACAGAATTAGTACACGTGGATCCTAGCAGACAGTCCTGTGCTACAGTAAAGCTTGTGGACAACAATCCGAGCATTCGGCGTGACATTCGTGGCGGTACTCAGATCATTCCAATTGGTAAAGGTCTGCGAATGGCTATGACTCATGAGGTCGATCTGTTCAAGTCAGAGGTAGGGCGCAAAGATGCTGTCTATCATCATCGGTTTGTAGTCTGGGATCAGGATTGGAATATCGTCAAGTTCAGCAAAGAATTCTGGATGATGGACGGGCAAGTCGAATTTGGCGTGGGAATGTGTGCGGACAATGATCCAAAGAACTTACTGATCACCTTTGGATTTCAGGACAATGCTGCTTTTGTTCTGCGCGTTCCTTTACAAGCAGTGCTGAACTCCATCGATGCGCCATGAGACTGCATTCGCTACTAGTAACCTACATCGATGACCCGTCTGATCCGATTGCGAATATGCGGCTGGCACTGGAGTATGATTCGATGGGTCAGCTTGCTTCCGCGGTGTCATTTTACATCCGCGCCGCAGAAAGAAGCAACGATGCCACCCTACAGTATACCGCTCTGATCAGAGCAAGCATGTGCTTTGACAAGCTTGGAACGCGCGGATTGTCTGTTCGCGGATTGCTAAACCAAGCAATTACTATACTGCCAAAACGCCCCGAGGCGCACTTTCTGCTGGCACGCTGGCACGAACGCGAACAGCAGGTTGAAAGCTGGGTGAACTGCTACACTGCAGCAAGCATGGCGCTAGACATATGCGACTTCTCGGTTGAACCTCTGAGCACACCAGTTGATTATCCTGGGCGATGGGGACTGCTATTCGAGAAAGCAGTATCTGCATGGTGGGTTGGATTGTGCGATGAGTCATACTTAATCTTCAAGGATCTGCAGCAGAACTATCCTATGGACGCGCCACATCATCAGGCAGTGCTCAATAACCTAGCTATGATGGAATCTGCTCGGACACTACCGTATAAATAGTTAATCTCCAATATGGCTGTATATGCTAACATTCCCATCGATCAGGGATCAGACTTTGCCTCAGAAGTAACAGTTGAAGGCTCGGATGGCATCGTCTTTAATCTCACTGGTTATACGGCCAGAGGACAGATTCGAAAGACGTACACCTCGACATCTAAGATCTCTTTCACCACTCTAATCAATAATCCATCAGCGGGAAAGATCATGATTTCTCTACCAGCTGCGACTACTGCGTCAATGAAACCCGGCCGGTATGTCTATGATATCGAGGTAGTTCAGACTGGCACCGGCAAAGTTACTCGTGTCGTTGAAGGACAAGTCGAGGTCAATCCTAGAGTAACACGTCTATGAGCGGAATATCCGGCGCAATCTTTCAGACACCGTCAATCAAAGCTGCGCTGAGCAATGTCTCATCTGTTCAGGCACGCACAGTTGCTGTTGGCGCTGGAAAGTCATTAGCAGATCTTTCCGATGTCGACCTTTCTGCTGTCGCAGACGGATCAGTGCTAGTCTATAACGGAACGACCGGAAAATTTGTGGCCACTCGAGAGGTGGATAACCGAAACTTAAAAATCATCGGCGGAGCATTCTAATAACGTACTACCATGGCAGGAACAATCATCAAAACCCGTTACAGTGATGTCACGAACCAACCGGCTCCTGACGCACTAGTCCACGCCGAGCAAGCATATTCGTTCGCGTCAAACCGCCTGTTTATCGGTAAGCTAGGAGGCGCTACAGTCGATCCGATCATCATCGGTGGTAAATACTACACCGATATGCTGAATCAGACGCGCGGCGTGCTGACGGCAAATTCCGCGATTCTGGTAGACTCAAACCAGTGGGTCGATCATCTGATTGCCGGATCGCTGCAGCTGACAACATCTGGTGGTGGCGGGCAGGTCGTTTCCTCGATTGTCACAAGCCTGAGCGGCACACCAACTGACGGGCAGCTGATCACCGCGGCAGGTGCTAAGACATACATCGATACTCGTCTGGCCGCATATAGCATCAACGATCTGGCAGACGTCGCCATCACGTCTCCTGCGAATGCACACATGCTCATCTATGATGGCACTGCTGCAGAATGGAGAAATTTTGCGCTGTCTGGATCGCTGACCACCACAAAGACAGGTGTGGTCACGTTGTCATCTACAGGAGTAACTGCAGGACAGTATGGAAGTCAGACTGCAATTCCAGTCATCACTGTTACCGCTGAAGGACGCATTTCAGCACTGTCGACTGTCACGATTGCGACCACGCTGAACATTGCTGGCGATACTGGTACTGATGGTGTATCGTTGCTCAATGACACACTGACATTCGTTGGTGGAGCAGGAATTACCTCGACAGTCACGAATAATACTGTCACTCTGGATGTAGACAACACTGTCGCTAGAAGCACAAGTGATCTGAGTTACTTCAGTGCCACGACATCTGCTCAACTCGCATCTGTCATCACTGACGAGACTGGCACTGGATATCTGGTATTTGGCACAAGCCCGAATTTCACCACGTCTATCACCACATCAAGCAACTCGTTTGATGTCTTCAATGCGAACGCCACGACGGTCAATGCATTTGGCGCGGCTACCACGCTGCAATTTGGAGCGACGACAGGAACGACTACTGTTCGGAACAGCCTGGTTGTTGGCGGCAATCTGACTGTTCAGGGAATCGTCACCTCAGTCAACAGCACAACGACCACGCTGACAGATCCTGTCATCATGCTGGCACAGGACTCTGTTGCTGCGGGCGATGCAAATGACCGCGGTGTCCGATTCAATTGGGGCAACGGTACCAGCGTGGTCACCGGATTCTTCGGTATGGATATGCAGACTGGACGATTTGTCTTCAAGTCGTCTGGCGCTGAATCAAACACCGAGAATTACTCTGCTCCTTGGAGCGATGCTCAGTTCGGCGAGATCTATGGCACAGGTGGTACATTCGGTAATGTCACCGTTGGCGTAGCTACTGACAACAAGATCACCACGACAAGTGGCACGTTGGTCATTGATGCCGCAAACAACACTGTTCAGATCGATGCAGATGCCAGCGTCACTGGCACGTTCGGTGTTACCGGTACTGTTACTCTGACATCTGGTCTGGCTGTTTCATCCGGCGGTACTGGTGTCCAATCCTTCACGGGTAAGGCAGTTGCTGTCACGAATACCGGTGGAACTGCTCTGGCATTCATCACCGGATCACAATACCAGCTGATTCAGTTCGATTCATCGGGCACGCCTATCGCATCAGCCACAATCGACGGCGGCACATTCTAAGGCTAATTTAATAAGTTATAAATAGATGGGTCTGAGTTTTTACTCAGGCCCTTTCTGTTTTTACAGGTCGGATTCTCGAGTTTTTACTCACTAAACCATGGGCAACAATATTCTTCTCAAGAAATCGTCAGTCACGGGCAAAGTACCACTGACGACAGATCTGCAGTACGGTGAAGTCGCAATCAACTACGCAGATGGCAAGCTGTATTATAAGACAAATAGCGCGACAGTCGATGTCCTGAATCCGACCGAGTCGAACAACTTTCAGACGATTGCAGTATCTGGGCAGTCGAGCATCGTTGCTGGATCAGCAACTGCTACTGTCAACTTCTCGCCTTCGGTAGGTCTGGACATCACCACGAATGCGGGTACCAATACCGTCACCTTTGCTCACAGCGATACCAGCAGCGTGGGCAACATCAATTCTGACAATGGCGCCGGAACTGTCATTCAGGATGTTGCGCTGACGTTCGATACATTTGGTCACGTCACTGCAGCATCGGTGGGAACCGTCAATCTGGACAGCCGATATCTGCAGGCTGAGGTTGACACGCTGAATACTGTCACCACGCGCGGTGCAACTACTACAAATGCTATTACTGTTGGTGGAATCACAGTGAATGGAGACGCATCGGTGACAGGTAGTTTGACTACAATCGATGCAGTCAATTTTCACACTACTGCTAGTGTAGCTGATGCATCCGCACGCTTGTTCTGGGATGCCACATTTGGCCTGCTGCGCGTTGGCACAGGCAGCGCAAACGTGTCCTTTGACCTGGGAATGACGACTGTGGTGTATGCCACGAACGATGACTCTGTCAACATCACCAAAGGACAAGTGGTCTATCTTTCTGGCGCACAGGGTAACCGTCCCACAGTCAGACTGGCACTCAACACGTCTGACACGACATCCTCACGCACTCTGGGATTTGCTGCAGAAAACATCAACACCAATCAGGCTGGATACATCATCACCGGCGGAGTGATTGAAGGCCTGTCACTGGGAGCATATACTCCAGGTGATGTGCTCTGGCTGGGATCTTCTGCTGGCACGTTCACGACCACAAAACCAGTAGCACCGTATCATGGTGTATTTCTGGGGGTGGTGCAGCGCGCAAACAACGGCAACGGGCAGATCTACGTAAAGGTTCAGAACGGCTATGAGCTTGATGAGATCCATGATGTGCAGATCATCAGCAAGGCCGACAAGGACAGCCTGTTCTATGATTCTACAGCAGGTGTCTGGAAGAACTACACTCCAGCAAATGCGCGCACAAACCTGGGTCTGGGCACGATAGCCACACAGAATGCCAGCAGTGTGACTATCACTGGCGGAACGATCAACAGCACATCCGTAGGAGCTACCACGCCAAGCACCGGAGCATTCACCACACTTTCCACGACTGGCAATGCCACGATTGGCGGCAATCTAATTGTTCAGGGCACTACCACGACCGTCAGCGCGACGAATCTGTCAATTTCAGATAATTTGATTTATCTGAACAACGGCGCCACAAACACCAATCCTGACATTGGATTCGCAGCAAATTACAATGATGGAACATACCATCATACCGGTTTCTTCCGTGATGCCACCGATGGCTACTGGAAGGTGTTTCAGAATTATAGTCCTGAGCCGGATGCATCGCTCTACATTGATACTAGCGATGCTTCATTTCAGCTTGCAGACATTCAGGCTGCTAACTTTCGTGGTGCACTAGTAGGAAATGCTAGCACAGCAACCACACTGCAGACAGCGCGCACAATCAACGGTGTCTCGTTCAATGGATCTGCGAACATCACGATCACCTCAAATACCACAAATGCTTTGACGCTGGGTGATGGATTGAGCGGCACAAGCTTCAATGGATCTGCTGCAGTCACTGCTGCTGTGGACAGCACAATTGCTCGTCGCGCGGATGTTCATTACATTGGCACCACATCGGTTGCGCTGAATCGTACTTCTGCTGCACTGGCACTGACAGGAATCAGCAGCGTGACAGCACCGACAGACCTGACTCTGAATACCGCGGTGACAGTGACATCCGGCGGAAATGTTGGTATCAATACTTCTAGCCCAAGCTATAAACTTCATATCACACATGGCGGAAGCTCATATGGAGTGGGCGTAACAGATGGAACAACTGCTTCTGGCATATACAACGGAATTCCACTCGCAGGAATTACTGGTGCATATTTTGGAACTATTAACGGTAACGATTGCGTATTTGGCGCAAGTGGTGGTGGCGCATATCTGATCGTAAAGTCCAGTGGCAATGTTGGTATTGGAACAAGTAGTCCATCATATAAGCTTCAGGTAAATGGAACATTTAATAGCAATGCACTTTGGACAGATGGATCTGCTATCGCATATTGGGGTAACGGCTCGACCTCGGCCCCATCTGGTATACTAACGTGGGATACCCCATATGCTACTGTAGCTGCAGCATCTGGCAAGAAACTGTATTTGAGTGCTAATGGTGCTGGTAACCAGAATATCACTATCGATACCTCCGGAAATGTCGGTATCAACAATACCGCTCCAGCATATCGTCTCGATGTAGGAACTGCAGACAACGATGCGATCCGCATTCGCAATTCATCTGGAACACAGTCGAACGGTATTGCTCTGGGCGTGGGCCAAAACAGCCCGTTCTTAGATCTGGTCAATGGCGTGGAGTTCAGAATCAAGGGCAATACCTACGCAAATCTGGGCACATGGAACTCAGGCAACAATACTAAGTTCATCATCGATGCTAGCGGAAATGTGGGCATTGGAACAGCAAGTCCAAACTTAAAATTGGATGTTCAAGGCGGAGGCGCCAGATTGCTACAAAATGGAGGAGTTGCTCTCAATTTTTCAAACAATTCAACTAGAAATTGGGATATTGGTTTAGCTGCATCTACAGATGCTTTTTATATTAAAGATGTCGTTGCAAACTCAACAAGAGTTACAATTGATACTGGTGGTAATGTTGGTATTGGAACAACTAGCCCTGCAGCAAAATTGGATGTTTATGGAACAGTACATATCGGAGCTACTGCAAATACCAACGGCAGTGCAGTTAATATTGCACAGGGAAATTATAACCAGGTAAATCTGACATATGCCGGTTACAGCGGTTGGGGATTGCTGATTGGTTATGGCGATGGTTCTGCAAGCGGCAGTTATCATGGTCTTAATACTGCTGCAATTATTAATGTTAATGATGCGCCGCTGCATTTGGGCACGGGGAATGCACCTACATTAACATTGAGTGGCGGATATGCTGGTATTGGTACTATAACTCCTTCTCAGACTCTGCACGTTGTCGGCAATGCACGAATCACTGGCGCGCTGTATGATAGCAGCAATTCGGCAGGCACATCTGGGCAGGTGCTGACATCGACAGGGTCTGGCACAGCATGGAGCTCGGCTGGCGCATCAGTCAGTGGCTCAGGCACAACGAACTACATTGCTAAGTTCACGGGCAGCACTGTTCTGGGCAATTCACAGATCTTTGACAACGGAACAAATGTTGGTATTGGAACAAATAGTCCAGACGCACAATCCAGATTAACTGTTGCCGGTGTTGGCGGCATTACCGTCACGGGAGATTATAGTGGAGTGCCAGCTGTTGCAGGATTGGCCTTAGATTATCACCCTGCAAATTCTGCCGCAAGAATCAGTGTTGCAGATGGTTCGTCTGGTTGGACAAAAAATCTATTACTGCAACCGTATGGCGGAAATCTTGGTGTTGGAACAACAAGTCCCGGCGAAAAACTTGAAGTTGCAGGAAATATACTGTCGAAGTTTTCATCAACAGATAATAGCGGCTTTTTGCAATATAGCGGAAACACTCATATATTCAGTATTACCCGCCAAACAAACAGCGTAAGTTTGAGCGGATACGATGGTGTTGGTTTGGCGCCAAACGCAACAAGCGGTCCTTCTGCATCATATGCACTGTATGCAAAATCAAATGGTAATGTGGGTATCGGAACAAC